ATCCCAAGTTAGAGAATCGGCTATTGCTTTCCCTGGCTATTAGATACTTTTTTTTCTTGGCGGTCAATACCCATATTTAGATCATTGCCTAAAATACGAGATTCCATCATAGCGCCTATCATTTTTTCTAGCTCATTCTGATCTATATCCTCTAGCCAGTCACCTACTTTAAATTGATTATAATCTATCTCATTACCTTGTTCCTGGTCATTCGCTAAAATTGCTGAATAAACTAAAGCTCTTATAGCAGAAATAGAAACGCCACCAGAAAATAGATCTCCTATTTTATCCAGTGGCACTTTCATAATTTCGGTAAAATTTGCCCAAAAATTCATGCTGAAATGTAGCGTTCTTTCACGCCCACCTAGCTTAGTGGTGTAATACCCCCTCCTTTTGTTTGCCATTATGTTTTATATTTTATTAAGAATTTACGCTCTTAGTGATAGCACCTGTCAAAGTTATTGATCCGCTGTAAGATACTGGAGATTCCATCTCAGCACTCATTTCAACACTAGATAGAAAACCTTCAGCAGTATAAACAGCATCGCCAGTGACAGCTGTACCGAATACACAAGTAAGTTGGGTTCTAGCTAATAAGAAATCAGCAAGATTTATAGCGTTTGCAGTATCATCATAAGCAACTAATCCATCAAAAGAGATCTCTCCACTCATAACTCCAGCGATTACTTCTTGAAAACCGCTACTGTCTTTAGTAGTAGCTTCTGGAAGATCTCCGTTTAGTGTTAATGAGCAAGATGTAGTATGTCCTAAAGTATTGCTCTCAATTTTTAGGATTAAGTTAGTTCCGTTAAATACGCCTGTCGTAGCCATTAGTTATAAATTTTATACAAATATAGTGATTATTATTTTTTTAATTTTTAGTTAAAGATTGAATATATAGCTTTCCAAATCATAAAGAAGATAACTATACCAATAAAGATAATTTTACCTTTTCCGTAATAATTTCCGCTATTCCAATTTATTATTATATAGCTTGTTATTTTTAACTTAATTAAATTTAAATATTCTTTCATAATTATTTATTTAAATGGCTACCATCACAGTAACCTTCTGGGTTATTTGTGCATCCGCACTTACATTTTACTTCTTTCATAGCTTTCCTTTTGGTGGGTTACGATTGTCATCAAAGTCCATTGCTGCCTTAAGGATGAATTTATCCATCATATTATCTTGGTTTTGCAGCATTTCTCTTTGGAGGTTTATAACCATTTCCTCTAACCTATCTTTAGCATCTACAAGCATTTGTATTTGGTGTTCTTTTTTTTCTAATGTAGATTTTAAAGCATTTACATCATCAGGTATTGTACCACTTATAGCAGAAATTAAAACAGGTATTGAGGCTGCAATAGATCCTATTAACATTAGCACAATCTCTTTGTTAGATTCTAAAACAGGAAACTGTATTAATGTAATTATAATACCGACTATAAATAGAAATACAAATAAACTACCTGCATAGCTTCGTATTGATTTTGCCGCTCCATTAGAAGGAAGTTTCATTATTTTAATTTTTTATAAATACTAATTGATGTATATACAACTGCAAGACATAAAGAAATACTTTGAAGTATAGGATTCGCCTCACTTATAGAAATGCCTAAAGCAAAAATATTAACGAAACCTATCTTCAACTCTTCCATTATTTAATTGCTAAATAGATGTATTCGCCTCCTGCTTCATTCATACCTGCCCATAATCCTGACGCAATGGTAAATCCTGTAGATGTAGCATTTACTACTAAAGAAGAATTCGCATATTCAGCAGAGGAACTATTTGGTATTAAATAATCATCCATAGAAGTACCGCCACTTCTAACAGTATCATACATAGTCCAATCATTATTTCCATTGCTTCTTTTAATAATAAGAAATCTTGGCTGAAAACCTGTAGTTATAGTAACTGTTGAGCTTGAACCATTGTAAAAACCGACTTTCTGATAACCTGTTACAGAGTGGAAGCAGTAGGCGATGTAGTTATAATTATCATTAACTTCATCACTGCCTCCAACTGAATATACTGTTGATGTAGGAGCTGTGTTGTTATAAAATCCAAGACCATTTGGAGTATTATTAGCTCCAGTATCATTAAGACGTAAACCATAAAATGATGCTGAAGATGTTTTAACCATTGTAGGCCATCCTGCTCCAAAATTTCTTGCTTTTGTAATTATTAGCTCAGGAGCAGAACTTAATCCGTGTCCTATTGTTGCACTCGATTGACTGTCTCCTGTATAAGACACAATGCTAAACCCTGCAGCATCATTAACTGATACAACACTATCTATAGTTCCCTCTGTGTTTATCTGTGGGAGATTGTCATTGTGGTCTCCTGCTTTCCAACACCAAGCTACCCAGTCGTTAGAGGCATATCTAGAGCTGCTAGTAGTGAATCCATTATCGTCAATTGAAGCTATTCCGCTATCATTAACTTCTGTATTTGTTATGTTAGGATAAAGATTTAAATAATTTGTGCCTGAACCCTTGCCTCTAACGCTATCTATAAGAAAGTGATTGTTAGCAGTTCCTGTTCTATTTTTTAACCAAATTAGGTCAGGTTTAAAATCCGTAGATATTGACCTAGAACTAGAACCATTCCCTGTCCAAGTAACAACATCAAAACTATTCTCTACAGTTGGAGTAGTAATATCAGGGTCTGCAGCTATAGCTAGGTAGATGTAAGTATCGCTACTTCCGTTAAACTCTGCATTTGTAGTTTTTAATTGAAAACCATTAGAAAGAAAATCTAAATGAGAATAAGAAGTCCCTCCTTCTGCTGCTGATTCATTAGCTTGTAATATAACATTACGAGGATTACTTGTAGTTCTCTTATTATCATACATATACCAAGAACCTGTTCCGTTTGTTTTTTTAATCATCAAAAAAGCAGGTTCAAATCCTGTTTCAACCATAGTACCACTAGCAGAACCATTACCTGTATAAAAACCGACTTTTTGTATTTCGTTTACGCTGTGGAAGCAGTATGCTATGTTATTTCCTGATGCCGCCCAATAAAATACATCCGCATCAAATAAAGGTCTACCACTATCTGCTTTTGCACCTGATGTGTCTAAATATAAGTAGTCCATACTACCATCTATTACATCTGTATACCAGTACCAATTATTTGAATTATCTAATGATTTTATTAGGACTACAGATGGTTTAACGCCTAATCCGTGTGCTACACTATGTTGACTACTTGAACCAGACCATTTTACAATACTAAACCCTGCATCTGTATTAGCTCTTACTTCACTTGCTATTGTATTACCTACTGTATTAGCTGCTATTGTTGTAGTGGTGTCTGCTGCATTGAAACACCAAGCAACTAAACTACCTCCACTTCCATTTGTACTTGCATCAGCTCCTACAGTAAATCCATTTGAATTAAAAGATGTTACTTCATCAGTTTCTAGAGATTCAGCATTTGAAACATTAGATATTAATCTTTTCCCTGCACCCCTTACGGAATCAAAAAGTAAATGATTTGTATTTCCAATACCACTATCTCTTCTTTTAACCCAAACCAAATCAGGTGAGAAATTTGTAGCATCCTGATAAGTTACGTTTGTAGCAGTACCATTGTAAGCGTATGTTACGTTAGTTGCAGTACCATCGTATAGTTGCTGCTCATCTCTTGCATCTCCATTTAGTTTGTAGTATGCAGTTAGGTTATCTGTTGGAATAGATGCAGTAGTATTGTTGTAAATATATCCTACTTCTTGTGAGGTTAGTACGTCTGAATATATTCTTACATCGTCTATTTCTCCGTCCCAATACCATTGATTACCTCCACTATCTTGATTGCCTCCTATATTAAATTGATTTAAATCTGATGGCATTACTATTGTTGAAGAAGATGAACCTGTATCATAATTTACTGTAATTTCATTCCCATCAACATATAGCTTATTTCCGTTTGAATCAGCGGTAAAAACAGCGTGATGCCAATTACCATCTCTTACACTTGAACCTGATATGTTTTCTGCTTGTACTTGATTTGCTCCATCATTTATATTTCTAAAACCAACTGTATTTACATCTAATCCTAAAAATAAATCAGTAGAACCATCCCCTGTGGCACTAAATGAAACAATAGTCATTCTTCCTGATGAAGCTGATGTTTTAAACCAAGCAGATAAAGATAATGTTGTTTGCCCTCTGTAATCAGTACCTAAAGATGTGTTTTTAATTATAGAACTACTCCCATTAAATATAGCAGCTTCTCCAAACTTACCACTTACTCCTCCTGTATCATTAGCATTTCCATCTAATTGGTATAAAGCAATAGCTGAACTATCAGAGAATATATCAGTAACTGATTTAGATGCTGAAGCAAATGTTTCTCCCTTAAGAGTAGTTACTTCTGAAGTTGTTAACTCTCTATTGAATATTCTAAATTGGTCTATTGCACCATTAAAATAATCTACTGATACTCTTGAAAGCCTACCAATTATAAAATTTTGATTTGCAGTAGTTGTAAAGGCAGAAGAAGTTCCTGTTAATTCAGCAGTAGAATTACCATCAAGATATACATTAAAATCTCCATTATCATAATTAACTACAACGTGATGCCAATTTCCATCATTTATGGTAGTTGTTCCTGTATCAGTAACACTTGTTCCACTTGTATTTGCCTGAAAATAAAGCACACCTGAAGCTAAAGATTTTAAAGCTAAACCTGTAGAGGATGAGTCGTTACCGCCATTATTCCAAATAATTGCTGTTGAAGTAGAAGAAGTTCTAAACCAACAGGAAACAGATATTAAAGATTTGTTATTTGATTCGTTATTGCCTAAATCAATATAGCTGCTACTCCCATTAAATACAGCAGCTCTATTAATATACCCTCCTACCCTTTGAGTGCTTCCGTTACCTGTATAGAGTACAGTATTGAAATAACCTGATGGTAGATTTGAAGGAGCATCTCCTGCTGCCTTCTTAAATGTCTTTCTATTTAAAGCCATATTATATGTTTATATCGTACTGTACTACTTGTGCTTTTGTGGTCTTGGCATTTATTTCGCCTTCTTTTGTTTCTACAGTTGTTCTTATTGCTGCTCTAGCATCTGTTATATCAGATTCAGTAGTATTACCTAATTCAGTATCTCTTATAATTACCCAATCAGTTTCAGATAGTTTATTATTAGCAATAGATTTTAAATTAACAATCTTTTGAGTTTTTAATTCTGCTAAAGTTTGTGTCCAAGTTTTATTAGTTTTAGGATATGTAAATTGAATATTTTCACTATCCCAAAATATTTCTCCTAAATCGTGAATTTGTGAGTTATACCCATCTGGTAATACTACATCAAATAAACCTTCTGATTTTTGGTCAGCTCTTGGTAATTGGTCAAACCCTCCTAGATATTCTTTTTGACTACCTTTAAATGCTTTAGGTACTGATGTATATACCTGTATCGTTCCGTTTCTATTTATTGCGTATGCCATTATGATCCTATTTGAGAGATTTGATACCACGCCTCTGACGTAGATATAAATTTAAATTCTATTAAGTTTTTTGCAGAACCTGTATCACTATAAGTTCCTCCTAGTTTATTAAATGTTCCTGCAGATCCGTTTATATTACCAAGTGCTAAAGTAAAAGAACCTCCACTACCTGTTATCTGTAAAGTACAAGTAGAACCTATTTTAACATTTGTAAAAGCTACTATTGTATCGTGTCCTGCTGTCCAAGTAAATACATCTGCATCTTCTGTGTTAATAGTAATTGCTGCTTCTGATGTTACCGCAATTGCTGCTGTATATCTGTTTGATAATTGGTCGTGATCTATAGCATTATTCGCTATTACATCTCCAGTTACTTTAGTTATTGCCATTTTTTATTTTTTACAAATTTAAGATAATTTTATGTGAGTCACTTCTATGTTATTAGTTCCTGTTTGTGGCGCAGTTGTAAATGTTAAAGTCGTGCCACTTGTCGAATAATTTGCTTTCGTTTGATAAACTCCATCTATATAGATCTGAAGATTATTTTTATTAGCTGGTTCGGTTGTAAGTATAAACGTAGTATCTGATCCATCGCCACTAAACGTATCTACTTCTATGCTAGGAGTACCTCCTATAGCTACTGCATGAGTGACTTCAATGTTTGCAGTTCCAGTTGCTGGAGCTGTACTAAAAGTCAAAGTCGTGCCGCTTGTAGAATAATTACTTTTTGACTGATAAACTCCATCTATAAAAATCTGTAAATTATTTTCATTTACTATAGTATTGGATAATGTAAATGTAG